TCGTCACCAAACGGAAGCATACTAACCAGCATGTTTCGTGCGTAATCTGCTAAACCTCCTGCAGCTTCTATATCAGTTTTCTTAATCGGCATTAACTATTCCCCCTAAGGTTAGATAGGCTTTCCTTTGGAAGTCTAATCATCTCCAGTTCTGTAAGAAAACCTTGTGATGGGTTGATTCGGTGTTTAAAACCAGTTAACTGGTATACACCACTAAGCCAATGAAGTTGTCCGTTGCCCAAGCGAGGGTCAAAATATCTAAAAATAATCCGCCTACTCAAGTACTCTGAGGCAGGGTCATCAATTTCAGGGATTCCCAAGGTGGTTAGTTTAATGGTAAAGGCTTCCTCTTGCATGGCTACAGAGTAGTTATACGCCACGTCAGTAAGTTTTTGTGACTGTTCTTCTTTAGATATCCGACTTCTAATAGAATCTAAGTCTATTCGTCTACGTAACAGTCTTGTTGGTTTATCCACTCTACTTATACCATTTGATGTTACTACAAGAGAAGGAGAGACAATCTGGTTATTTTTTCCATCCTCTCCATAAACGTCAGGATAAAGCATGCGTAAATGTTTTGGATTGGAAATGATGCTGGCGAGCTTTCTTAACTCTATAGCGCTGTTTGGGGTAACCACTTCCAGTTCGGATAAGTCATCCTCTCCCGTTTTAGCATCGACCTGATAAGAGCTCAGCAGTTCTGGCAGTAGCTCAAGGAGTTCAACCTCGATTTCCATATTAGACTCATCATCGGCTAACCTCTTTAAACGCTCCAACTCTTGTTTTTGTTGTCTTTGAACCTTGACGTCTTGCGTACTATCAATATTCGCGATTTTATCTGCTAAGATATTGGAAATAACATTGGAAATTAATTGGTTAGAAAGAGTTTCGCTGCCGTCAAAGAGTTGCATAAAGTCGTTCCACTGCCTCACACTGTAGTTACTTTGAGATAGATTAACAAGGACACGAGTATCGCCTGTAAATTCGGCTTTCGCTACAATAGAGTCGGGCGTTCCATAATCCAACCAACAATAGTTCGGTCCCGTACCTCTATTGGTTTGTGGAAATGACAAAATAGGTCGTATAATTTGGTCCGAGTATTCGGAAGTCATATTATCTCCAGTCATTACAAGAAGAAGGCAGTTATTGTTTTGTGCCCACACTTCTTCCCAATCTATCTCCGTAAAAATAGCAGAGTTTTCTTGAAGGGTCTTTCTGTCAGAAGGAGTAAGTGCATTAACCTGTACTTGCTCTATTCTCATCTTAGAACTCTTTCCTATTAGCAATCGATTAAGATTGTTGAGAGTGGCTTGTAAAAAAGCGCTAATGTGAGGGTTCTCACCATCATCCGCCATACTTACATACGCATTTGAATACCTATCAATAAACTTACGGAATCTCGTCGCTTGACTAGGCTTCGGTATAAATTTAGTGATTCCGGAAAATGTTTGTGCTGCTGCTTCTTTGACGTTCTCAAATGTTTTGTTAAACTCTTCTTGTTGTTTTCGTTTGTTCTCGTCATAATTTTGTATATTTTTAAGTAACCAAAGTGCAGTCTCAGCAGTAGGTTCTAGGTTTAGTAAGGGGGGGTTCTGATGTTTATCCCAGTCGATGGTGCCGTAATCCTCGAAGCGGGTGTAATCTGCGTATAATCTAAACGCCCCTCCCCCACCTCTAAGAGTGTCGTCAATGTCGCCAGTTCTCATGAATTCCCCTGAGGTAATATCTACCAAAGGCATGTTGCCGGTGTAGTACTCTAGGGGCGCAACATTATTCTGCGCACCCCTGAGAGGTTTAAGCTCCGGGTAAGTCCTAAAGAAAGCATTATTATTACCTCCGGTTACGACGGGAAAGCAAACTGGGATGGGCGTAAGGGAACTATTCCCTTGACCAGTTTCAACTGCTAAGCGAGCCCCACTAGCGTCGGAGGCGTCGAAGTAAGTTGCTAATTTTTCAAACTTGAAAGAGAATTTAAAAGAAGGGTCATCATTTTTAGGTTTGCCTACCTGATAATTGGGTACGTTCACCATTCCCGCGTTTAACCAAACACGAAAATTGGGGTTAGCCTTTTTTTCCTGTGTAGTTAGAGGTCTTATAACGCTCTCCACAAAAACTCCGCTAGAATCTAACCTGACGTCGTGCGCCATCGGCCAAAAACTTAATCTTTTTTGTCCATTATATGTCGAGTTCTGGGATTGAACTTGCGTATAGCTCGCTTCAAAACCAGGTTGTACCCACTCCCCTTGGATATTGACCTTCATATTATTAATATTGGCAGCCCGATTTTTTTCATCTTCAAGAGCTTTTTCGGGGTCAGCGTTGGAGCCAGTTGTTTGGTTAGGGCTTAAGGGTCCTGTTAGAGGTTCGGGGCTACCGACTGGATTCATCTCCCATTTTAAACCAATTGACTCAAAAACCATTTTATAGGCTTGGTACAGAATTTGAGGAGTCACGGTTCCATCAACTCCTCGGTCTATATTCTTAGCGGTAATAAGAGGGCGGTCTAATAGCTTATCAAACGCTTTTACGTCTTCGTCAGTTAATTCTTGAGTCGTTACTTCTTCGGAGCGCGTGAAATCAGTCAAGCCCTCTTCTTTAAGTCGTTTATTAGTTGCACTAATAGCATCACTCTTCCCTAAAGCTTTAGCAACTGAATATACCAGTCCATCAATGCTATTAGTGTAAGACCCTAAATCTACGATAGGAAAACATTCAGGGTAAGTTGCGGTGTAGTTAGCAAACACCTCTGCCAAAATATCGGAGGGTTTCCTAAGAGATAATTTACCATCTGCTTCATCTGAGACTTGTACTCTAGCCAGGTAGTGGCGTTTATTAAAATCAGGGTTTTGTTTGGAGTAAGAAAATAGGTCAACTGCATGAAGCTCAACTACCCTGTCTTCATTATGAGAGACATAGTATTTAATATCAAAAACTTTAGCTTTATGAATTCTTGATAACCCCGAATCAGCGTTGGTGCCGTACCCAAACCTTAAATATAGAGAAGGAAGGGTGGGAGGCTCATCATTAGCTAAATAGGCTGTGTCTTGTTCACCTACCTTACCCTCCACTGAAAGCATCCTCCTTTGGTCCTCGGCGGCTGTTTTAAATTGGGTAAACGTGGACGTGGTAGAAGGAAATACTTCCGAGTAAAAACCTATTAAAAGTGTTTCTAGTTCAGCGGTCGGATTTAGGATTCGAATACGATAAGATTGTTTTCCTGAGCCCTGGTAGAAGTCCGCCTCAAAGGACTCTAATAAACCACGCAGGTTGAGAGGGTCTGATAAACCATAAAATCCATTTCTTAACGTGGTGTCCGAACTTAACTTACTACCCCCTTCATCATTAGACAGCAAGTCATCTCGGTTAAGCGACATATACACTGCCGCAACCTCGTTAGCATTATACGCGGCTGTCTTTGTCATATTAGAGCTGTGGAATAATTATTTGGGTCCCTGCTTTCAGGTCTTCTTCGTAATCGTATACGTTATTTGCCTCTACGATAACCCACCACAAAAGCTCATTACCGTATGCCGCATAAGCCAGTAAATCAGGACGCCCTTCCATAGTATTAGGAACCACTGCAACTTTAGATTGTCCAGGTTCTTGTATTGAATTTACAAAACTTCTATACTGTTTTGATTGTCCTATATCTGTTATAGTCTTTCCTCTATGAGAAATAACTGTTCCTTGAAAAATATTTTGTCTATCACCATTAAATGCCATTATTAATTTCCTCCTTGAGGGGTGATAGGACTTCCAGGAAGGTCTGTAGGAACAGGGTCAATATTACCAAGTTTGGCTATAGAGTCCCATCCAGGAAGGTCTCCCCCTACTTCAGGATTTCCCCATAGGTTTCCATTGATATTTCTCATCTCTTCAAGACTGAGTGATATCTTTAGGCGTTGCGCGGTCAATGACTTTGTGTCATACCCTGCATTCTCAATTGGTTGTATCTTATAATCTGTTACGATGCAAGGGGTAAAGTTATACATTGTACCCCATTTTAGTTCTACAATCGGAGGACCTTTTACAGGCAGTTGTTGGGTACCGATAACGGCGCTTCTAACGTTGTTTATTATTTTTTGCATCACTTTGTGATGATTAACCCATTGTGGAGTGTTCCGCATTACCCATAGTAACGCAAAATTCCAGTAATTAGAGCCTTGCGCGGATTGAGATGGATTTTTCCACCATCTATTCGGACCCCAAGGACCATCTAGAGAATTTGACCGGTCGTATGCTTCTTGTATTAAAGTATCATCGGGAATGGCATCGCCAGTACCCCCAGTATCCCTTCCTACAGTGTCTTCCAAATACTTAGTAATGGCTATAGTATCATGGTAGACATCCATTCTTCCCGTGTGGACGGAAAACATATCGGTTAAGTCTTGTTGACCAATCATAGACGCCATGTGAATAAGACTGTAATGAATATCTATTTTAATTTTTCTTGCTTCGCTTCCTGTGTAAAGTCTAACAGGCTCATTTCTCAAAAGTACTTTCTTACTTGCATAATTCGCCTTTCTAGACTCAGATATTTGAGGGTTTTCAAAGAATGGAATCCACACTCTTCTTGTTTGCCGGTAATTATAATCAGTTGACGCAGGGTGCTGGTCCCCATGAACAGGAGCATAATTAAAACGAAGTCCAGCCCGTCTCTCAATAGCTTGATTAAGTTGAAATCTATCAATGGCGCCAAGTTGAGAATTTATGGCGCCGGTATCTTTATTAGTTGGATTAAACGATTTAGAGAAATCGCTATCACTTTGCGCCATGGCGTTTACAAAATCAGTTTGGTTCATACTCATTAATTCATTCTCCCAGCTCTAATTGGCGACAATGCTACGTCCTGAGATAGGACATCAAGTTGGTCCTCTGATAAAGAATTACCTTCTCTTGTAGATTCTAGAATTTCTTTCAGGGTATTGGCAGTTTCTCTTAAAACGCCTACTATAGAACCTCCTTCTTGGTCAAGAGTGCCAGGTGTCGGGAGGATTGAAGGTTCCATAACCCCTTGCGCCGCGTTCTGTGCAATTTCATCCGAATCTGTTCCCAATAACCCAAAAGTAAGCCCGTCCAATGCCGAGCTACCGGCGTTTCCGAGGGATTCCAAGAATCCGGCATTTGGGTCAGCAGTAAACCCATCGTACATATCCTTCATCGCCAGTCCCGCCATAACAGGTAAGGCTAGTTTCCCTGCCAGACCTTTTAGCAGTCCAGGGACTTTCTTGAGAAGACCTTTTGACGCTGCTTTAACACCCGCCTTCTTACCTTTAGGGTTAGTTAGAATTTCCATACCAAAGTCGTCACCTACTCCCTTGAAAACCGAGCCCAAATTTTTAAAGAAACCACCCGTTTTTTCGATGCCCCACCTAGTAACACTCATGAATCCACTCGCAATCCCCTTTACTAGACTACCCCCCATCGAGAGAGAACCTAGGATTCCTCCGAATCCTAGAAAACCCAACAGGGATGTAACCCCGCCTGCAATAGGGAGAAGGAATTTTTCCAGTGTTGGACTGAAATCCTTAATTGTATCGAATATTTCGTTAATTGTTTTGGTAAATATTCCGGTTTGCTCTATTAAGTATTCTTGGAAGGGCTCCGTTTTGTTCCAGATAGTCTGTTGTAGGTTTATGTTAGCGCTCTCCTGAGCTAATTGTTGAATATTACCTTCCTTTAGAGCATGAATACTTGTTCCTATTTGAGTTTGGAGGTTGAAATCCTCTCTACTTAACCCAAAAGATTTCTCCATAGCATCGAAGAAGAACTGAGAGCCTGCTCCTTGTTTACCTGCTTGTAAACCTTGTACCTTACTTAAAATGGTTTCGAATTTGCGAGCCATTTCAGCCGTACTTTCTTTGCCAGTAAACTGAACGCCTAGTTTAGCAGCCTTCATGTACCCGTCACTGCCCGCGAGAAACGATTTAACGAACTTAGCGGAGGACTCCTGTAGTTCAGAGTTGCCCTGTGACATCATGGCGGCTATTTTTTGAGCATTCATAGCTGCTTTCGGACCTAGCTCCACAGTAGTGTCTATCATCGCATCCCTCATACTATTGATGGCGTCGATGAGACCGGATATAGAGTCCTTGTTCTCTGCAGCAGTTGAAATCAAGTCCTGAGCAAGGCTTAAGGAGGCTTCTTCAGCTAAACCCAGTGCTTGGGTATTAGCTCTCATTAATTGAAAAGAAGTTTTGTTTTGAATTCCCAAAACTTTTAATTGTGCACCAAACTGTAGAGTCTGGTCGGAAAACCGGGTCATTCCCATGTCTACGGCGTCTTTAAACACCTTGACCATTTGTTCTGCACCTTGTTGACCGCGGATAAAACGGTCAGTAGCAGCGGTCATACCTCTTGCAGCGTCCCCAGTCTGCCCTAAAGCAGTAGCTAAATCTTGATTCATCTTGAGCTGATTTCCTATCATGGATTTCAGACTGAACATACCAGCGGTCAGCCCCACTAAAGCTAGACCGTTATCTTTAAGAGCTTTTAAGGTTCTCTTAGCCTCTGTTTTCCTATCATTGGATTCCTCTTCCTTCTTAGCATCACCTCTCTCACCAGCTATTTGTCCTAGCAAGTCTATGATTTTCTGTTGTCCTGGGTCGATGTTTTCTTCAGCCATGTTAAACCTCTACCTTATGTAGGGCTCGTACCTTACTTGCGTTATACGTCCTGACACAGCAGTCGGGGTCGTTCTTCGAAAAGTTCTTGATATCACTGTACGAAACAGAACCGACAGGAAGTTTCCCGAACTCTTTAATAATCTGACGTTTTACCTTAGCCGAGAAATCATTTAGATTGACTCCAGTGAAATAAGTGCCTCCTTTTTTAGCGACCCATTTTGGAGAAATCATAATAATTAAAGGGTTAAGGTCCGTAGCTGTCTTGGACCTATAGTAAAAGGTAAATAAACAACCTTTAGCAGCTATTTTCGGCTGTTTTTTTACATCTTCCTTCTTAGGAAGCTTCTTGGTTGTACCCAAATACGAGGTTTTTAAAATTTTTACCATTTTATGCGTCAGAACCGATTAAGGTTTCTCTATATTATATATAAAATATAAATTATGGATGATTCAATACGTCTTAGCGAATTCATGGAACAAATAAATTACTGTTTATCTTTAAAGTTTAAAGAAACATGGAGATACAGGTTTTCTACACACTTCATTGAAATATTTCAAGAAAAAGTTTTAAAGTCTTTAGAAACACAAAGACCGCTTAAGTTATCTACCCTTGTATCAGCGTATACAAAAAAACATAAATACAGTATTAAAGAAGTAAGAAACTTCTTTGAGTTGGTCAGTATAGAGGATTATTATCCTCTTATATATGAAGACCCTAAGTATTTCGTAATGAAAGCTGAATCTACTTTTTAGCTTGTCTAGGCTTCTTATTTTTAAGTGCCTTAGTATACTCAGATAAGTGTGACGTAGGGTTGAGTTTAGGACACATATCCTTGTAACCACACCAGTCACAATACTGGTTCATTTGAGGGAAAAACTCATCCTTTTTTTTCTTCCTAATCTCCCAAATTTTCTGTGTCAGCTTCTTCATGTACATTAAAACATGAGGCTCAGAAAACTTAACATGAACCAATTTATCCATGTGAGGGTAATAGTGAGATAAGGTTACTGACGAGATTGGTACTGTATAGAGTACGGATACGGCGTAAGCGTATAGAAGCATTTGAGGGTCATTAAATAATTCCCTTTTAGTAGAGGCTCTTTTACTCGTCTTGTAATCAATTACAAGGTAGCTTCCGTCTGGGCTTTTTACGATACGGTCAATAATTCCATTAACTGCGTATCCTTGCTTAAGTTCAACAGCAAAAAATTGCTCTGTTGAGATTTGTTCACAAGAAGAAAGAGAGTTATTGAATGCAAAGAAGTTGTTTATACACTTTTCAATCTTCATTTCACGCTCTTTGTCGAAAGTATAGTTAGCCCTTAAGGAATCGGCAATCTCATTTAGCTCATCCGTCGTGGTGCTTGCTACACCATCCTCGAAAATCTTATGGATATAAGAACCAAATTGCAAGGCGTCGGTATTGGTAGACTTCTCAGGCAGGTAATCGACGTACTTGAATTTATACTTCAGCTTGCATTCGTCGTAAACCTTTATCTTACTTGGGGATACTTTATTTATAAACATAATTTTAGTCCTTATTAGTTATTATAGCGTTTTTTTCTCGGTAATAGCGCGTTTTTTTGGGGGTTGTGGTTGCTATTATATACCGATGTTCGTCCCCGCCTCCATAATCAAAACTTATCTTTCTGAGCACTTTCCCGAGTTTCAGGAAGCAGGACAGGAATTTCGTGTAAATTCTATATTCACGGACGATACTAAACAGAAGCTGTATGTTAATACGGAGACTGGACTGTGGACGTGTTTCAAATCAGGAGAAAAAGGGAATCTGATTCACCTCGTATCCCATATTGAGAATGTCCCTTATGTCTCTGCCCGCAACTTTATGAAAAGAAAGGCATTTGATGCCGGTGCAGACCTGTTTGATGTATCTACATTAAATGTAGATAACCAAGCGATTGAGGTTACTCGTACAATTGAAGGTGATAGTAAGGAATGGTTGAAGGTTAATCCTAAATCCGATATCAATTCGCCGAGTAATCTCAAACGTCTTGCGTCTAAGTTCGCTATGGAGCGTAAGTTATCCTCTTTCCAATTTTACGTAGGGCGCACCGGGAGATATTTTCAACGTATTATTATCCCGTATTTTACGGAGAAAGGAAAACCTTTTTATTTTCAAGCGCGGACGCTAGTAAATCGTGACCCTAAGTATTTAAATCCAAGTAAGGGTCTCTATGGTATTAAGACATCCGAGATTTTGTACCCATACGATAAAACTAAAGAGTATGTTATGGTTACCGAAGGTCCTTTAGATGCCATGTCACTCCGTTCAGCAGGATTCAATGCTACTTGTACACAAGGCTGTAAGATGTCTACAATCCAAGCTAAGGAGCTTAAAGGTAAGAGGGTAATCCTCGCCTATGATAATGACGAAAGTGGAAGAGAGGGCTTCTATGAGGCTCGTAAAAGAATGTTAGCACAAAGAAACAAAGACATATACTCCCTAACACCGCCAAAGGAATTCAAAGATTGGAATGATTTCTGGGTAGCTTCAAAAAGAACGGATTTCGAAACCTATATTTACGCCAACATCTTTAAAGCAGATTGGGAATTAGATGCTACCTCGCTATTAACTTAAATCTAGGGCTGACGATAGTTTCTCCGGCTACATCGTACCGTACAGTAACTTCGTAAACCCCCATATCACCCCCTAGCCTCTCGTCAGCGTAGAACGGAGAAAGACTATTAGTGTCCCATACATAACTGATAGTTCCTTGGCTATCAATAGATACCCCCGAGGAAGTAAATCCCCCGACA